AACAAGACAAAATTACTAAACCGCAAATGCAAGCTTGCTATACGCTGATGCTTGGTTGGGATGATGTTCAAAAGCTACCTGAGACATTAAACAGTCAGATAGCACCACAATGGGATGTCGCTTATTTAAATAGCGCTGTTCTTGATAGGATATTTATTGAGCATCAAAAACCTGCTCATGATGCTTTGCTACCAAGTATCACTATTCATGCAGGTAATGACTGGTCAGAAGCTCACGTCGATGATGATATAGAGATAGTCAAAGAACAGTTATTACAGGCGGCAAAACAAGCATTAAACTGGAACGAAGCTAGCGCACCTAGCCAAACAGATTGTCATCGTTGGCGCTATGCCGCTACCATCTTAAATCAGGATACTAAAGAGTTAGGTATCTTGGTTGATGAAACCAAACAATGGATCGTCAGTGGTGATTGGTGTGCAAAAGGTAATATTGAGAGCTGCTATCAGATGGCGCAGCAAACCGTTAAGGCAATCATGCAAACGCAGTAAGCGTAATATCCATACTCATTATTTTGCATCGTTTAACGATATTTGGTTTTAGCAAAATGTAAGCAAAAAAAGGCCCACAGAGGGGGTCTTTATCATGTTATCTCATGTTAACCTTTGTTAGCTTAAACCCTTTATTTATATGATTCTAATGCTAACGTGTGTTATCCTTGATTATCATTAATGACCACCAATTAGTTACATAAATGGTGGTCAGATTGGTGGTCAGTTTCTTAACGTCATAAGTAAGTGATAGGAGTGCGCGGTCATGGCAGCATTAACAACTGATACTCAAATTAAAAGAGCCATAAAAGAGGCACATGGTCAAAAGCGTGTCTATCACACTATTGGTGGGTATCAAGGTTTAAGGTTGCGCATGAGGGGTGGTTGCATTGAGTTTCAGCATCGTTACACGCACCCAATGACAGGTAAGCGTAAGGAAATGACGCTAGGACAATATCCTGCATTGACACTTGAGCAGGCAAGACGAATGCACAACGATAATATGAGCATGCTTGCTCAGATGTTGGACCCCATAACTCAGCGCGATAATGAGCGAACAAAACAAGCCGCTGCTATCAACAATACATTTCAAGCAGTTGCTGATGATTGGTTAAATGAGTTGACTAACAACCCTGACCACCAGCCAGCAACTAGCACTTTAAGAAACGTCCACAATTACCTTAGACCGCTAACAGACGCCTTTGGGAAGCTGCCGGTTAGCGAGATCACTACTCAGCAAGTTCTAGCTTTATGTCGTGACATACAAAGAGAATATGTTCATAAAGGGAATCGTGTTAAGCACATGGCGCAGCGAATATTTGCGCATGCTGTTTTAAAGGGGCTCATTGAATATAACCCGGTAACGCAGTTATCAGGCGCTAAAGCATTGAAGCCCACTAGGACAAAGCATCACGCTTCGTTAACAGACCCTAAAGACTTTGCTGTCCTGTTAAGAGACATCGACGGGCTAAGTGATAAGCATGTGTACAACAAACCAATATTAAAGCTATTAACGCTTACCTTTGCGCGTGTAGGTGATATATGCGCGATGAGGTGGACAGATATTGACCTAAACGCTAAGCAATGGGCATTTAAGCCTCAAAAAGGACAGCGCCGTGAGGACATGGTAGAAAGCTTGGTTGTACCACTGGCACCGCAAGCAATAGCAGTCATCGAACAGATGCAGTCATTAACGGGCGGCCATGATTATGTATTCCACAATCCCAAACGTAAGAAAGGCCCTTATCAAGACCCACAGTTAGTAAATAAGATATTGAACGACCCATCTATGAATAGCGGCGGCATTGGCAACAATTACGAAGGTAGGGGCTATAAAGAGGTGCACACGCCCCACGGCTTTCGTGCCAGCGCCAAAACTATGCTGATGGAACGATTAGGCTATGACGAGCTACTAACAGAGATACAGCTAGGGCACCAAATGCTTAACAAGTACGGTAAGGCATATAACCGTATGCAAGCCATACCTGAACGAACGCGCATGATGAATGAATGGGCGAACTATTTAGATGATATTAAGGCAGGCAAGTTTGATAATGTCATTCATGCCAGCTTTAAACAACAGACACAAAAGCATGGTTAATATCATGCTTTAAATGCTTTGCAAGGCTAGGGGTTGCTCCCGAACGACAGGTATTTACACCCTTAAACTGTCACTGCCTTGCTCCTATTTTTACTTAAGGGTGTAGGGGTGTAAATATGTTTGAGGTGATGAGCTCAACTATTAAAAAACTTAACGATGAATATGTTGAATATAAGTATTTTGTTGATTTGTTAATGTTACATACTGGAGCTGGCTATAAGGAAACAGCCACTCTTTTATTGAATCAAAATTTTAATCAAAGTATTAATATCTATTCCATAGATAACGCCTTTAGAATTAAAAAATTAGAAGATAAAAAATTTCTAGAAGGTATGCTTGAGGATCTAATTAGTGATAATTTTTTTGATGATTATGACGAATCGTCAAATATAAACAGATTGCCTCAAAAAGCTATAGAAGAACACTACAGAGAATGTCTGTTGAAAAAATCTGACTTGCTAGAAATCTCTTACATTAAAGAGTTAGGTTTGAGTCTATCTGGAGAAGAATATCAAAAAGATATTGTCGAATTATACGGTTATAGGAATCACGAACTAATAAGATATCGAAATGAGGAAAGAAGAGAGTCTTGTTATTGCTTCAAGGCAATCCGAACTCAAAACAAGCTTAATCTTGATGAGATTGCTTGTATGATGAGCAGCGAGTGTTATTGCCACATTCATAATATAGAAGGCCATGCTGATTACAGTTGCTGTTCTGAAGAGTTTTGGAGCTGCAGAAACTTCTTACAAGAAGAGTATGAAAGCGGTAGCTTAAAAAGCGATATAGAAGACGAACTATTCAGCAATAAATACATACAGCGTTATTTGTATGAAAATGGTTTCACTATTGAAGGTCATAATCAAGGTTTAGCTGTACCAGCAATAAAACCTTTAAGTAAAAATAATATAACTTATTTAAGCCAGCAGTTAATAGACGTTCAAGAAAATATTGTACAGCCAACTATTAAAAGCGATAGTTCGGAAGCCATTAATAGCGTAACTCCTATAGAGAGGGTTTGCCTACCAAAACACCCAAAGGACAACACGTTGCATACGGATTTAGGCAAACATCAAAAGCTATTAATCACTTATGATATATTTACACTTAATCAAATAATTTGTCTTATCCTCAACTATCCACCAAACTCTAGCAGTAGTGACCATGAGTTTATTTCATATTTGCATTGGATAGATGAGGAGATGAGATCAGGCAATCTAGTATTTTCTAGCGAGGCGGATAATGTTGACGCTCGAAATATTGACGCTCAACAGGTCAAGGTATGGCTGGCACGTAATAACTATATTTACGAAGGCTTTAATGACAACATACCAGTCGACCCAGTAGCACAGGTTAGGCAACTAACAGCACAGATAGCACAGCTTACCGCTGCAAATAATGACCTCAATAAGCAGTTGAATAACGCCCATTTTGCAATAGAAGCAGCTAAGACAAGCCAGCCAAGTGATGACGACAAAGAGTTAGCCTATAACTCACAAACTAAAGTAGCTTGTATGCTTTACGCTATTCTACAAGAAAATAATTACGACTTATCTCCACCTATGGGCAAAGGGTTAGCTAATGATTTAATAGTTAATGCCTCACAAGTTCATGGCACACCAGTAACTAAAAACTTCGTAGCAGACTGGCTTAAAAGAGCCAATCAAGCAAAAATTAATTGCAGCAAGAAGTAGGGTCATATCAAAGTTTAAGGGTCATGTGACCGTCATATGACCTTATATGACCCTAATATCAAAAGCTAACATTGCTAACTCAAGTCAACGCCAATTAACTAATGGCATGAATTAGGAGTTAGCGACATGCTGCATATATCAGATAACACTCAAACTACAGAAAAACTTCACCCTCAAGGGCAGACGCGTATCAAAGCCGCGGCCAAGCTCGTTGGTGTTCACCACCAGACCCTTCGCCGATGGTGGAAAGCTGATAAATTCCCAAAACCTACCGACATCCACGGCATTCTATTATTTAGAAATGCTGACCTATTGTCGTGGCTGAAAGATCATCAAGGCTCAACTGCCACTGATGAAGCTAACAGCTCTCCAGTACAAGGAGCATAGCGATGACTACTCCACGGCACACACCAATTAAATCTCAAAACGACACCATCAAGGCGCACATGCTGGCAGGTAATGTTATCGATACTTGGCAGGCGTATAAGCTCTACAACATAACGTGCTTAGCACAGCGTATTCATGATCTAAGAAAAGCTGGACTATCCGTACAAAGCAAGATGGTAACTCGTAACGGCAAATCATTTAGTGAATATTGGGTTGAGGAGGCTTGATTATGCTGACTGTATTAAACAACAAAATAGGCATAACAGAAGACGGCCTTTATTGTCTAAATGACTTTCATAGGGCGAGTGGGGGTCAGAAAAAGCACGCACCATATCGCTTTATGAGAAATGCCGAAACAAGGAAGTTGGTTAAGGCAGTAGAGCGAACACCAAATATGGTGAACGGTAACAGCACCAAGGCATATAAGATAATTAAAGGCGGTAATGCAAAGAGCAAACAAGGTACTTACGTTTGTAAAGAGTTAGTTTATCGCTATGCAATGTGGATTAGTGCAGAGTTTACTTTGCTCGTTATTCAAACTTTTGATGAGGTTGCAAATCATCAACATAAGCTTAGCAAGCGGCTCGATGAACTATGTAAAGACATAAACGCTGTAACTTTAAACCTTAGTAGTGCTGGGCGCTTTCTAAATATTGCTGGCAAACAGATTAAACCGCAATTGCAGCGCAGCATTGATGACACGCTTGAAAAGATGCAGCCAAGTCTAGAGCTTGCAGGAGGTAGTGACAGTGAAAAATAACAATGAAGTTTTAGAACCGCGGCTCGTAGCAGTCGATAGCTATTATTTATCTGTCATTAATGACCACATACAAGACCTATCAAACGACGCTGAAAGCCTAGCAATGGCGCTTAACACTATCAATGCCGATGATGACGCAAGCAAGGGTGTAATAGTTGCTGTAAGGACGGCCCTACTTGCTAATAGTGAGCTGGGAAGCGTAGTAAGTGAAATGATGGATGGGCTTATATTACTGCCTGAAATGGAGGCATCAAGCCATGAGTGTAATCATACTAGACCTAATTTAAAAGGCCATAACGAAGCGCATAGTCACACATGGGCTGGCAAGCGTGGTCTGTTAATGTTATTGACCACATGCGAACTAGCTCAAACGTTAATTAACATTAAGAGCTTTACAAGCTACGATAACAAGCGTTATCATAGCCTCACTACTAATTGTTCAGCGGCAAAGCCAAGCCGTCATTCCCTGGCTATTTTTATGTCCAAAATTTGTCTGACTAACTATCAGCGATTTACCAATGACATAAATACGAATATTTCTGCACTGCAGACAAGTCATAAATATAGTGCCGATACTATCGGTGCGAACATCTATGACGGGTTAAGTGGGCCGAATAAAAGACCCCTTGTGGGAAATAAGCCCCGCCGTCTGAACACGGTAGTTAATAACCTGTCACCCTTTTTTTTGGGCGGCAACAAACTAACTAATTGTTCAGGAGCTATCCTTCATGGGTAATTCAATTCGCACGACCTCAAAAACTACCACCCCTACACCAGCTACCAATCAAGCTATCTTTGCTATTGGTGATGTTGTTCTGTGCCCGTCATTAAGTAGCGAGCCGTTTACTCTTATAGCTGGCCAACGTGATCTACTAGCTCTCACTTATGATGGCAGCTATTTCTATTACGATGTACGAGGCTATTTCATCCCAGCGTCTGACACAGAAACAGGTGACTATAGGCCAAACCTATTTCACGACACACCAGCTAACCGCCAAGCGATTGCTACTCTATATAGCAATGCCTCTACCACCCAATCAAGCCAACGCAAAGTAATCGATATTACCGAAGCTGATGACAACGAAGTTATTTTAATGTCTTCATTCGAGCTATCTAATACCGCTTGTGATATTGGCGGTGCTATTACCTTATTGGACGATATCGGCATGCTGTTATGGATGATCTATCAAGAAGAGATAACTTCTGGACAAGCAATATCAATGGCGCGGTTATCACATGAAGCCACGGAAACATGGGCAGAATTACTTAATAGTAGATTAAACACTATCAATAAGCCATTAGCTCAAAGTATTTTTGGTACTGAGGTGGCAGCATGAGTACTAATAAACCAGCTAACGATTTGATAAACGCCAAAGAAGCGGAAATGCAACGCCTTTCATGGTTTGACGCATTATTCACTACCATCAAGAATGACCTTAAAAATGATGATGCACATAAAGCGCAAAAACTTGCCGATCTTGGACAGTATCTAGCGCAAGATTTTCTTCATTACTCAGAGGATGATCTAGCAAATTCACAGGCAGAAAAGGGAGCAGATAATGATTGATTTTACCAATCCAAATCACGCTCTAAAGATTGCCACGATACCACTAAAAATTATCTTACAGTACCCGTTACAAGAGAAAATAACAGGTGTTTTAGTACGTTGTTTTTCTTCCTCGTTTAGTGGGTTTTTTAAGGAAGTAAAGAGCGAGAAAAAGGTATCGAAACCGATCGTTATTTGTGACAGTTGGAGGGTGCAGAAATGAAGAAGTCTCCTACATCAAAGCACAGCCGCCGTCACGCCAAGCGCAAAAACCATTACCAAAAATATCAGTCTGCGCGCCAGCCTTCCAATCAAAATCGCAAGCAAATAAGCAAGCATGGAGGGAGTGATGACTACCACACTGCGTAAAACGTTCAGACACAAAAAAGCCCGAGCGATTAGCTCAGGCTTCTTGAAACTGATAAATACTTTTATGCTAACTCCACGGCAAGGAATAGCAGGCAAGCAAACACCATTCACATCAATGGCTAAACACCACGAGAGTGATAATAGCATAACTATCTGTGAGATTGTACTAACTTACGTCCATGACTCTACATTGACTTGTCTTAGTGGGGTTGATGCCTTCCAAATAGCAAGCTTCAATAGACCAAAAAATCTATGGCTTTCTAATAGATGGAGGGCTGAAGAATGAGCGTCGATAAACAGAGGAATGAGGGTGAAGGCTTATACCAATCGCAGTGGTATAGAGCTCCTAATAGCATAATTGATTGTGTGGCAGGAGATATACTCAAGCCCGGTGCATTATTAGTTGTTATGACAGTTATCAGGTACACAGAAGGTATGGGTGGTAAGAAGTCAGCAGCAATTCCTACTGAAACATTCAAGCGAGTTTTAGGTACAAACAGAGATAAAACTGCTTATCTACACGTCAAAGAAGCTGTGGACTCAGGACTGGTGCAGGTAATAAAAAAACAGGGTTGTGTTAGCGTCTATTCGATCAATCAAGAGTCTGGCTTATGGCATAAAGCGCCAGTAGTGGCGGAAATCGCCAGTAGTAGCGAAAAGTGCCACATAGGTAGTGGCGAAAAGCGCCATAGGGTAGTGGCGGAAAGTGCCACAGGAGTAGTGGCGGAAAGCGCCATACTTATAAAGACAACTAAAGAAAACTATAAAGACAATATAAAAGATAGTGATAACAAGAGTAATAAGTTAACAAAAAATACTGTTAAGAAAGTACCAGCCACTACGACGGTCACTAAACCCATTAATTTAACGCAACAGATTTGGGATGACCTAATTACTCTCAGGAAAGCAAAGAGAGCGCCATTGACAGCAACTTCTTGGAAGATGGCCGCAAATGCAATAGAGGTTATTCAGCAAAACACGGGTCACAGCGTAGAGCAGATAGTTTCAGTTTGGTTGGAACGTGGTTGGACTACGATAAAAGAAGAGTGGTACCTCAAGCATATTGCAGCTGACAAGCAATTAACCAGTTATAAAAACATGAACGTAAATGCTAAATATGAAGACCCAAACTATGACCCTTTGGACGGACTATCTAGCAGAACAGGAGCATCTAATGGAAATTATTAAAGAGTTATCACGGACTGAGTTAGGAACGACGGTTCTGCGTGAGGTATTGGCTGATTGTGATATTCATGGTCAGACAGCCCACAGAGAAATAGCCGGTAATATCAGCTGTTGCCAGTGTAGTGAAGAAAAGCGCGTGCGTGACAACTCAGAACGCCTTAAAACTGACCGCGGCATCATGAGGGCACTAATGCTAGCAAAAATGAAAGCAAAGGGCGTGAGCGCGAACATGGGACGTTTTAGCGAATGGCAGTATGACCCAGTGAAGGGTAACGACCAGCGCGCCAAAATCGCCCAGCTGCAGCAGTACAGTAAAACCATCGATGACCGGTCACGCAACATCGTTATCCTTGGTCCTACTGGTACAGGCAAGACGATGTTGGCCAATGCAATCGCGGTCAATCATTACTTGGTCAAAGAGCAATCCTTGCCAAGCGAATTTAAGAGCTACAACCAGCAAGACTTTTACGACCACACTTGTGAGCTGATAACGTCTTTTGACATTGGTGCGCAGGCAAGGGGGCATTGGGGTAATTATCAGGTCAGTGAATATGATTACCTTCAGGAGCTTGTATCGAATGAGCTTTTGATTGTTGACGACTTGGGCGCCGGTGACGGACACGACAAAGACCGTGCTCGCATTGCTCAGATAATCGCCTTACGTTACAACCGAGCGCCGACCATCATAACGACTAATATGGACATTAAGAGCTTGCGTGAATACTTAGGCGATAGAGCATGGGACCGCTTGCAGCAAAACCTATTAGTGACGCATTGTGATTGGGGTAGCTACAGAGCTAAAACCTCAGACATTCAGATTGCAGGAGCTGCCCAATGATTGATGACCAAAAGAGATTTATCCAAGTTGAGCAATGTGTGCTCAATCAGTTGCTTGGCAGAGATGGCGCGTTCGATATGGTCAGTGATGTTGTTATCGCTGATGACTTCGACGCCCTAAGACACCAAATTATCTATCAGGCAGTCAGTGACTTAGCGATGAACGGCAAGCCTTACGATCAGGTTATGGTGATGGACTTGCTTGAAGAGCGCAATCAGCTCAATGAGGATTGCTGCCCGCCTGGTTACTTTGCCCAAATGAGTTTGGTGCCAAGTATTACATCCAGTAGTTTGCGCAACCATGCCCAGTTGGTCAAAAGCCGCTCCATTCGTAGGCAGTCCATTGCCCAGTTGATGTACGGCGTACAGAAGCTTGAGGAAGGAAATAATCAGACCATCGATGTGAATAACGAGGTCATGAGCGCTATCTCCAACCTTGAAGTGGGCGATACCGATAACAGCTGCGCTCGAGTAGGTGACTTGATGGGCAGCATGATTGAACGTATTGCGGCGGCTAAGGATGGCGTCAGTAACTTCATTGATACTGGGTTCCCTGAGCTTGATAACTTGATGATGATTGATGCTGGTAACTTGGTTGTTGTGGCCGCTCGCCCTTCAATGGGTAAGACTGCCTTGGTCATGAATTGGCTTTCACATATTGCCAAGTACCGAGAAGGCGAAGCCGTATTTTTTAGCGTAGAGATGCCACAAGAGCAGGTCATGGACAGGTTGGCAAGCGCCGAGGCTAAGGTTGAGCTTACCTCTATCAGAAAGGGTCAGTTAAGCACCGATGAATGGGCCCGAATGCAGCGCTTTATCTCAGACCAAGAGAGCATGCCGCTGACCATCGTAGATGAAAAGGATATCAGCATTGCAAAGATACGCACCCACTTGAACCGCATTAAGCGTGAAGCTGGCGGGAAGCTATCGGCTATTGGTGTCGATTATCTACAAATAATGGGCGGGCTTGATGGGCAGTACAAGATTGATAACATCGGCAAGGTCACTCGCACATTAAAAGCCCTGGGTCATGAGTTTGGTTGCCCTGTGTTTTTGCTGTCTCAGTTGAGCCGTGACGTTGAGAAGCGCCCCAATAAGCGACCTATCATGTCCGACTTGCGTGATTCAGGCACGATTGAGCAAGACGCTGACCTTATCGCCTTTGTTTATCGCAATGATTACTACGAACAAAAAGAGAAAGGTGGCAGCGCCAAGCTTGATGGTTCAGCAGAAATTATATTGGCCAAAAGCAGAAACGGACCAACTGGTACCGTCAGGTTAGGTTTTGAAGGGCAATACGCGCGCTTCACCAATTACATACCAATGATGGGTGACTTGGACGAGATACCGGAATACGGGAGTAGCTACGCTTGATAATTAGTTATTCCAAGCACTCTCTATTTGATAAGTATTGAAACAATGTGTCAGCGTAATAAAAAAGCACTCATGTTGGTCGCATGAGTGCTTAAGCTGGCAATTAACAGTGAAGTGTTATTACTCATGACGATTATAACAATTTTAAGGGTGGCCCATGAGCGAAACTATCGAAAAAGACGAAGTGGTTGATGTATTAGAGGTACAGAGTTGGTTAACTGGGTGGGGTGATTTTTGCAATCGTGAGAGGGTTGGTAGTCATTTAGGGTATAAATCACCTATGGCAAAAATACTACGCAATAACGTTCAACAAAGTCGCGAAAGAAGTCGCCCGGTACTGTGGAATATGGATGATCAGGCATACTACACGTTGATAGACCGCGAGTTGGCTGGCATGAGACAGTCAGGTGATAAAGAGCTTATGATGTGGGCGAGTATTATAAAGCGTTATTACTTGTATGGCATGTCTTATACGAGGCTTAGCAAGTCAGTAGTGAGCGAGTATGAGCATGGCGAGGGCACAACTAAGCGCAGTCATGTACGCAAGGTTCAGGAGCATCTGAGTAATGCAGAAAGGCATATCTATGAAGCGATTTTAGAATTGAGTTAATGTTGTAGCGAGAATGTCTGCTTGGAATGTTTCTAACTGTCTGATGTATGCCAGCGCTTAATAATCTGGTATCTAGCTTTTGAGCTGTACCCTGCGACCAACGTAAGGGTTAAGCCTTTGTTAAGCAGGATTTCTGACGTATAGCCACGACTGTCAAAAACCTCTTTAAAATCAGTATCATCCATATTTGGATCATCTATTTGAGATAGCATTAACTTGATATCGCGTAGTACGTGTCTTCTAGCTTCTAGGGCAGATGTGTTATTGATTGTGTCAAGCGTTCATCATTGTGAGCGCTTACAGAAACAAGAAATTTTATGCTATTAATCACAATGCTTACATTGTATTTTGCTATAATTAAAACATAGTAATACCTTGTTCCACTTGCAGTAATTAGGCAGTCTTTGCCACCTCACAACAAACAGATACCTAGTCATTAACAGATGATTGGGTTTTTGGCATGTCTGAAATTCGTCAACGTCATATTCATTATTAAACAAGCGAGGACATTATGGGGTTTTTAAGTGGGGTTTTAGGTGCGGCGACAGGTTTTTTAACAGGTGGCCCGGCTGGTGCCGTCATTGGTGGGGTTGGTGGCTTTCTAGGTGGAAAGGAGCAGGATAAGCAGCAAAAAGCAGCCAACAAGGCTAGTGATCAGTCTTTGTATTTGCAACAACAGCAGCTCGAAATTGCTAAGCAGAGGCAGGCGGACTACGACGAAACCTACGGCCCAATTGAAGAGGGTTATTTATCTCTAGTAAGGCAGGGCGTAAAGCCTGATATTGATGGTGTCACTACTCGCGCCATCGGTGATGTAAATACTCAGTTCGCCAATTCAGAGAACGCCAGAATTAGAGGCATGCAACGCATGGGTATTAATCCCAATAGCGGGCGTGCTGAATCATTAGGAAGAGACTTATCTTTATCACGAGCACTTGCGCTGGCAGGCACTATCAATCAGTCGCGCCAGCAAGAAATGGACCGAGCTAAAGATTTAACCTTTGCACGTTACCAAGACGCCAATCAAACCGGCATCAATAAGCTAAATGGCGTGCAATCAAACATTGATAGCGCGTCAACCGCCCTATCAAAAACCTATGCCAACCGCGCCACACAGTCGCAAACCAATGCCGATAACGCTTCTAAAAGCTGGGCTGACCTTGGCGGCACCGTCTATAAGGCGTGGGATCAATACAAAAACAAGCCAGCAAAAACCACCGTCGGCACCGGCGTATGGCTATAACTAGGAGATTATTATGAGCAGCTTGACCGGAATTGCACAGTTTACCAATCAATTTGCCAAAAATATCATGGGGCATGAAGACGATAAGAAAAAAGAAGCGGAGCGTGTAGCGGATAAACAGTACGACCGCAACCGTCAAGCGCAGCAGGATAAGAATGCGCAAGAAACACATGACGTTAATTATCAGTCTGATACTCTCAAGCTTGAAGACGAAAAAGACACTCGCACTGATACTATCAATAAAAGAAACTATGGCAAGGCGTTTAATAAAGTCGAATACTTTAAGAATCTGGGCGATGAGTCAGGTGCTATCGATGCCATTGTAGAAGGCGCAAACAGTCACAGCGATTTACCGTACAAGATAAACGTAGCGCGTGATGCCAATGGCAAGGTCGCGGCACGCACCGATGAGAATGGCAATAAATACTACTTCCAAAATATCATTGATAAAGACACCGGCAAAGTCATGCGCACTGACTCAGTGACGTATGACCAGCTGATGAATGGTTACAAGCAGTTGCAAAACGGGCAGTCTCTTGCCGCAGAGAAAGACGCTTATGAAGCGGAGAAGCGCAAAGAGACTGAGAAGGATCAGCGCGAGCTAACACTGTATGGCGGTAAGAAAAAGATTGATGTCAAAGCGGATGGCATAAAAGCTGAACGCGACCATGGTTATACTGTCAGCTTAAAGGGCCTTGATTTTAAAAACCAAACAGAGCGCGATGAAAAATTGCAGGGCTACGCAATAGATAAGCAAGACAACCAAGCAGGGCACGCACAATCGTTAGCGTACATTCAGGGCGAGCTTGCTGCAGGACGTATCGACCAACAGACCTACAATCGAATGGAAGAGTATTTATACAAAGCAGGAGTCGACCAAGGTCAGACGCCAGGTGTAACGCTTGGCAAAGATAGAGCCAGTCAAGTCAATGGGATTATAAGCTCACTCACTGGCACAGAAAGCAGCGGCAATAGCAGAGCATTTAGAACCAATACTAATGGCAAAGGCTATGGCGGCTTAATACAGATGGGCGATGACCGTTTAAAAGACTACGCAACAGCAACAGGCTCAAGACCTATATCAGCAGGCCAGTTTAAAAACTTGCCACCAGCGCAGCAGCGAGCCGTTAATGAGTGGCACGTAAACGATCTGATTAGCGCAGCACAAGCAACCGGTGCAGTAGGCAAAGTAATTAATGGCGTTCCAGTGACATTAGGCGGCTTGGTTGCCGTCGCTCATCTTGGCGGTAAGGGCGGCATGAATAAGTTTGTGCAAACCAATGGCCGCTATAACCCTAAAGACCAGCTAGGGACTTCTCTTACAGACTACCTAGTAAAACATCGGTCAAGCACAGCGGGCGGCGTGCAAACCACACTTACACAGCCATTGGCAGCAAAGCCTCCAAAAGGCGCAAATAAAACCAATCAGACGCCAGCACAAGCCGTCAGAACCACAAAAGACTATAACGCCACAGTTGATAAGGGTGTCAATATCGCGCTAAAAGACGTGAAGAATCTAGGTATCAAGCCGGATGCTGCCACCACTGCCACCTACGCACGTGCTGGCACGAAGCTAAAAAGCATGGGTACAGCCAAGAATGAGCAAGAGTTTTTAAGCCTATATCAAGAAGCGTTTGACTTGGTGATTGGTGCGGTGCCAGAGCCAAGAGGTAAGAAGAAAGCGATGAGTAAGGCTGATAAGAACGCCCTAGGACATAAAGTATTACTTTCAATGGCAGGCGCGTCATCACTTGGTCAGCTCAAGCAAATGATCTACGACATCAATCCCAATGCAAAAGGCGGTGGGTCTACTGCCAGTGCCAATACGGGTGGTGGGCTGATGTTACCCGGTCAGCAGCCAAAAGCGCCAGCAAGACAAACTCCGCAAACCGGTAAGCTGCAAGCTCTATCCTTACGCGGCTTACCAGCCGTAAAGACTGACCCGAAAACAGCAGAGAATGTTAACTACTTAGAGAACCTAAACGACAACATAGACTGGTAGATACAATATGAGCTTAGATAAAACACTATTAGGTATTGCCAAGTCTGCCGTTGATACGCAGCGTAAATCACGCGATGGACGTAACGTCGTATCAAAAGGCGTCGATGCTGTCACCAATAAAAGCTATGCCAATGAAGATAAAAAAGTCGCAGCAGCAGCCTTGCGCAAGTGGGAAAATGAGACTTGGAAGCCAAAGGTTGAGGTCAAGCTCAAGCAGGAACTACAAAGAATCGCCCCTAAGTTAAAGCCAGGTAGTCCGAAGTATCAGGAGACCTACGACAGTCTTTATAATAAAAACCACCAAGGTTTACAGGCAGCGAAAGCTAAAGCCTACCAGCAACTAGGTACGTTACGCCAAAAAGGCCAGACACAACGCCAAGTTGATAATCGTTACACCCAAAAAGAATCTCTACGCAACAACACAGCTAAAATACAATCAGCCGCAAGCGTTGGGCGTGATGTAGCTGAGGAAGCGGCTGGCGCGCTCGCTACTGGTACATCAAGAGCATTGCGTTATCCATTACAGCTTGCCGCTGACGTAGGTGAAAATGACGACGGTGGAATCTTCGACCGCGGCGCTAAGGCGTTAGAGCGCCACGAGGATAACTTACAACAAGTCTATCCAGCCTATGCTGATACCCAGCAAAACGGATCGTTTACCGAAAATCTAACACTATCCGCTATCGAACAAATACCAAACCTTGCCTTAAGCTTTACGGGTGCCGGCGCCGCTGCAAAAGGTGCGCAGCTGGCAGGCGCAGGCGCGAAGATGACTGCCGCCACTGCCTACGGTACAGCAGCTGCAACCATGTACCCACAAGCTTATGGCGATGGTAATGATAGCACCAAGCAAGAGTTAGAGAACGCCACACCCGAGCAACTAGCCACAGCAGTACGATCAAAAGATATTTACAAAGGTCACTTTGATAAAAATATTAAAGACGGCATGAGTGAAGAAGAAGCGCACCAAAAATCACGCGACCAGACAATCAGTAGTATTGCAGAAGAATCAGGTGATGCTGTTGGTCTTGCGACACTGGCGCTTAGTATGCTTGCGCCGGGTGTTGGCTCATTTACTGCCAACCGCGCCGCTGGTGGCGCTGTCAGCAAGTGGGGGCAAAAAGTATTTAACACATTGGCGGTCAAAGCTGACGCTGGCAAGGTGGCAAGGGTTGCTATCCCCGCTGCCGTTGGTGCTGGTATTGTTGGACTGAACGTCGCAGAAGAGGCGCTGCAAGAAGGTTATACCGATTATAAAGCACAGCAAGCTGCCGTTGATGTAGGGGTAAAAGACAAGATAAATCAGCCGCAGCTTAAGGAAGCGATGCTGATGGGCGGTATCTTAGGCGGTGTAATGGGCGGCAGTGTCTATGTTGGCACACGCAACTCAAAACTACAGCAAGCGCAAGATGATTTAAAGACCGCACAGCAAGCTTATGCTGAAGTTGCCGGACAAATACCGCAGCTGCAACAGCAGATTGAAGCTGTATCGCCACGATCACCAGAAGGTCAGGCACTAACGGCGCGTGTGGAAGAAACTCGCGCCGCACTTGATGCCATGGCAGCAGAGGCAGAAAAGGCAAGTATTCCTCGCACCTCGCTGGCACGTCGCGCACCACGTATTGAACCAACCAATAGCACGGCAACCGAATTTGACGGTCAAGTCGATGGCGCTACTGAACTGGATGACCAAGGCTTTGAAAACGCATTAAACCCAGACGGCACGCCAGCCCCGCAAGCAACGCCAGCCGCACCAGTATTGAGCGAAAAAGAGCTTGATGCCCAAGACGCACAGATTGCTGAGCTTATTGCAGAGCAAGCAGCGCTTGATGAGGCGATTGAAGACGGTAGCAGTGAGAAGCCATTAGAGGAATCAATTGCAGCCGCCCAAAGCTGGTACGACAGCAAGCGCGGTGAAGGTAAGCAAGGACTGTCAGGCGTGGTTAGTCGAGCCGCAGCCACAGAACAGGACACAGCGTTCGCACAGCAGCAAGAAAGCATCAAAGGCGCTACCGCAGGTATTAATGATTACATCGCTAGTGAGCGCGCAAAACAGCAGCAAATCGACGGTCAGTTACAGCAAGAGGCGCAAGCCGCTACTACTGATGCAGAAAAACAAGCTGTCGCGCAAAAAATTGAACAGCGCGAAGCTGATCGTGCCAAAGAAGATGAGTTGCTATCGACACGCGAGCAGCTTGCACAGCCTTATGAAAATGAATCGTTTGATACTACTATCGTGGGTGCTGATGGCGCGCCGTTTAAGCTGGCACGTTTTTGGGATAGTAGCTTGCCAGCGACAGCCAAAGCAAAGGCAATCGCTGAGGCGTTTGGTGGTGAGATAGAACAGAACGTCGCTAAGTCTGACTGGCAGTCTATGCCAGAGGGCGTGCAAAAAGAGTTGCACCAGTGGTTCACTGACAGCCTAACGAGAGTGCGACAAAGTCGTGAAGGCGCAGTGGCGCAGACAGATGAACAAGTTACTGCGCCAACAATCGAGCAGCCGCAAGAAATCGCACCTACCGCCAATGGTTTAACCATGCCAGCACAGCAACCAGTAGTAGAGCAGGAATCTACTAGCTATACACTTGATAACCTCAAAGACGATATTGCTAATAACTATGGGCGCGACCCACAAGCTATGCTTGATGCACAGAAGCGCGCTGAAGACGCAGGATTGCCACAGCCTGAAGTCAACAGGGTGGTTCATGAAACAATAAGTGAGAAGGTAGGCTGGACGAATCCGACCCAGTTAACTGATGAAAACCCAGTCATCAATATCCCAGCCCCGGGCGCAACCAAAACCACAGACATGACAGCACCTATTGAAATCGCAACCGAACAAGCGGAAGCAGATAAGCAGGAGGTTTATAAAAGCAAGCCGCTGGCACGCGCTGCCATTAAAAAGCAAAAGATTGACCCAAAGTCGGTCAGCATCATGGAAGTAGCGGATGGCTATGCAATTGTAGAGGCAGGCAAACAACCGGTTGAGCAAGCAGACGAATCAACCGCGCCAATGCAAGAGCAGCAGCCAGAACCAATTGATACTGAGTCAATATCAACAGACCCTATCGAGCTCACAGAGCAAAATCCTGTCATTGATACTCCAGCACCTATTGCAAGCAAACCAGCAACACCTGTGGTTAATGTCAGCACCACTGAGCCAGCAGACCAGACGACGGCATATAAGAGTAAATCTGCCGCTAGAGCCGCTATCAAGAAGCGCAAGCTTAACCCTGTTACAGTTGATATTGTGCAGTCGAAGGATGGCTTTACAATTCAAAATAAAGCGCCTGCTTATTCCAATCCGAATAACCACCCACCAACCGTGAAGTATGGTCGTGGCCAAGTAAACAGCATCATCGGCGAAAACGCTTATGGCAAGCCGGTGTATGAAGCGCCTGATGGTCAGCGTATATCTTATAACGATGCTGGCAGATTGGTTACATCGGGCGAGTTCTTTGATGTTGGTGATGCAGGTCAGAGCGACAAGGCTGGTGACTTTCACACCGATATAGAGGTCAATGCTGGCAAGGTAGCTGCTAAAGCTAGGGACGACTCTTATCGTGCAGTAGCTAAAGCTAACGCAGAGGTTAGAGCAGCTAAGAAAGCCGCTGAAGAGGCGGAGGTAAGCAAGCTTGCTAATACAGCCTCATTAGGTTTGAACAATGAGGTTGAAGCGCCTCAATCCGCCAACGCCAAGCGAGCCGCAGCGAAAAAGGCGGTTAAGAATAAAGCGTCAGAAGACAATCAAAAGGTTTCTAGTGCTGAGGATTTAAAGCCGGTACAAAGTGAAGATATGGTCACCACGAATACAGCGAGCGAAACCAAAAGCACCGCCGTAGAAGTTGAGGCCGACAAACAGCCATCGCCCGAAAAATCCGAAGAAAAGGCAGCCAAAAAACCTACTGCCGAAAAAGCAGACAAGCCAGCCACGTCTATTGAGACAGTCGCAGAGATTGAAGACTTTGGCGAGAAGATAACTGGTGCGCGTAAAGATATGGAGTCGTTCTATCAAAGAGAGATTACTGATGACGATATCTCTAGCCAGCCATTAAGTAAGATATGGCCCAAGAAGGATATTGAGGCTATCGAAGACAAGCAGACGGCAGCTCTCGCTACTGTCTTGCGTGGCACTATACCAAGTAAGCCGCGCAAAGGTTACAAACTCAATAACTGGGTAGAGCAGGTCAAAAATGCACGCGGTATCATGCAGCAGATAATGGGTGACGATACATTGGTGGGGCAGTTCATCGAGCAAATGACCAAAGTAAAGGGCTTGCAGACTACTGGCTATCACGCGCAATTACTATCTGCCATCGAGCAGGACCAGTGGGCACGAGTGACCGCCGTGGATCATCGCCCTTACTACGCCATTCAAAATGACGACGGTAGCACATCGCCTGATATGAGCTTTGATATCACTATCGATAAGCGCCGCCACGTTATTCCTACTGACAATAAGCAAATATCAGAGGTGGTAAGTAAGGTAAACGAGCTATTGTCAGGTGAGGTAAAAACACCGACTTTAAAATTTGATTTATACAGTCGCGGTCGTGGCGATAGTAAATCATGGTTTATCACGCAGACCAGTGACAAAGATAAGACGCCGTTAATCACCTTTAACGACAGAGATTCTGCCCGGGCTTTCCTGAAAGAAAATAATAACGATCTGTCTGAGCTGTGGGCGCAGCACAAAGAAAAAGTGAATGTCAAAAAAACTGACACACGTTCAAGACAAAACCGTGAACGCATTGGCCCCGACCATCGAAGCGGTCAAGATGTAACAACCGAACAATTCATGAAAGCGTTCGGCTTGCGTGGTGGTCAGTTTGGTAATTGGGTTAAGCAAGGCGCAAATAGTAAAGACCGTCAAGGTATGCTTAATGATGCTTATGACGCCTTCATGGACTTGGCTGGCGTGCTAGGTATTCCATCTGAAGCTATCGGACTAGGCGGTAAGCTTGGTATGTCTTTTGGTGCGCGTGGCAAGGGCAGTGCTATGGCGCACTATGAACCATCGCAAGTGGTGATTAACCTAACCAAAACCAAAGGCGCTGGCACGTTGGCGCATGAATGGTTTCATGCACTCGATCATCACTTCACATCATTCCGTGATTCGCCAGCGAGAAACAAGTCGCGAGAAGATACTTATATCACCTATAAGCCTGAACCTTCTATGATGTACACACCTCAAAAAGGTAGAGGTTATTTAATTAGCAAACCAGCGCTTGAGAAGCGCAGAGCTAATAGCAATGACCCAATGTACGCCGCTGAAAATTGGGCACCCGACCCAAGTCATCCAGAGGGCGTGCGCCCAAAAGTTGAAGAAGCTTTTGCGGATTTGGTTAACTCGCTTAATGATTCGCCCATGAAAGATCGTGCAACCACCATCGATAAAGGCGCACCCGATGGTTATTGGTCACGCATTATCGAACGTGCGGCACGTAGTTTTGAGAGTTATATTATTCATAAGTTAGAGCAGCAAGGCGCACGCAGCGACTTCCTAGCCAACGTCACGCCAGAGAATGCCTTTCCTAGAAACATGGATAGATATCCGTACTTGCTAGAGAGTGAGATGGCACCCGTTGTAGAGGCGTTTGATAACCTATTCGCCACCATCGACAGCAAAGCCTCAGAAGGTGGTAACGGCAAAATATTATTTAGCCGCGCCGGACAGATGAAGCAAGCAGCCGAAAGCATAACAACCAACCCAGCCAAAGGTGTAACCGGCACCACTAGCCAGCAAATTATTGGCGCATTGCAAAAGCGCTTCGGCAAAGAAGCGGTCGCAAGCCTGGTCAAGTCTGGCAAGTTACGAGTGCGCACCCTCAACGATTTTGTTAATGCCGATGGTCGATTGCTTATCCCAAGTGATGCGGAAGGGTTTTACTACGACGGCAAGGTAACGCTGATTGCAGACAACCTAACCGCTGACAATGCCATCGCTACTCTACTACATGAAATGGGCGGTCATGCTGGTATTCAATCGATGCTTGCGCCGCAAACTTACATGGGCCTCATGACCAACTTTGATAACCTAGTGAAGTCTGGCAACAAGTATGCAGTGGCAGCCAAGGAGCGAGCAGAGGCAGTCACCGATACAGAAAGTGAGGCACGCGATGAATATATCCCGTACCTAATCACTGAGTACGCGCAGGCAACAGAGCGTGGCGGTCCGCTTGCAGTCATTAAACGCTTTGTTAATCGCGTTATGGCTGGCGTGCGGGCATGGGTTCGCAATCATACTGGCGTACAGTTAAAGATGACGCCTAATGATATCGTTCAGTTGGCTGAGCGCATGGTTAAGCGTTTATCTGATCAAGAAGCCAGCCCGTTAAATATTGCTGGTATTGATGACATGCCAGCAGGACAGGCGCAGTTTAGCCAAGCGCCAGCACCGCAGTCACAAGTCGATGCAGTGCGCAAACAGTACGAAGGTACAGACAGTTGGATGAAGGCACCTAATGGTTTACCAAGTAAATTAACTGAACTACAATGGTTACAGGTACGCACGCCTTCATTCAAAAACTGGTTTGGAGATTGGGAAAATGGACAAAGAACCGAAAACGCTACTGGACTTAACGAGCGAGCAGATAGAGGAGTTAGACAGGATAAAAGAGGAAAGCCCAATGAAGCTATCACAAGAAGCATGGATGACACCAGGAGTAATGGCGAGAGAGACAGTAGAGATACTGGAAACAAGCGGCAATCCGACAGCCCTAATAGCAGCAAACATAATCCGCAGAGAATTTTCAATTTAGACCCTGAGACCGGCGAGCCACGTGTGCTTTCACACGGTACACGAGACAAGTTCTTTATATTTGATAATGCGCACGCCAACAAGAAAGACTTTGGTTGGCTAGGTGTAGGCCATTATTTTGCAACAAATGAGCCATTAGCTCGCCTTTATGCTTTTAATAAAAAGGGTGACGCTGGGCTTAGCGTAATGAACGTGTATCTTAATGCGCGCAATCCCTTTGTTGCTACCCAAAGCTTAAAAAACATGATCCGTGATGGTGGTAAAGCGGAAGCAGAAGAGTTCACGCAGTACCTCATAGATAACGGTCATGACAGCGTGGTGTTAGATAATGGCGCTGATAACTTAGAAGTCATGGTGTTAGATGCTAACCAAGTTAAATCAGCCACCGACAACGCTGGCACGTTTGATAGCTCAAATCCTGATATCAGGTTCAGCCGACGCTATTCAAGCCTTGGTACCGACGGCAAGCCAGTCACCGCTAAAGAAAAAGCACGAGACAGAGTGGCGCTTGCACAAGCGACTACCATGTCGTCTAAGTTTGGGGTTAATCTGCTACTTAGACGCCACTTGGCAACACCGCAGCATGTTGCGCTACTTAATCCAGTGTTTAAAATATTTACGGACAACGTGCAGGCGCGCATCGCTTATGAGAATAACGAGGCAGGGTTGGTGCAAACATACCTACCTGAGATATGGGACACGCGCCTAGTCGTTGGTAAGAAAAAAGAAGCGATGGAGCGTGTTTCAAAAGCAATTTTTGACGGCACCATGGCAGACAAGGTGTGGGATGATAACGAGCTGCAAACGATGTTTGATTTAACTGATAAGGATATTAATCTTTACCGCAGAGCGCGTCAGGCAATTGATGGCTCGGTATTAAATATGACGGTCGATACGCTGTCTGCATTAGCTAAAGGTACAAAACTAGTCAGCCTTCCTACTGTGCAAAGGTTAAAGTTGGCAGGGCTGCCACCTATTGGCCATAATCTTATGCTTCAGCAGCACATGACGGATGAGCTTGAGAAGCTAGCCAAGGGCGGGTTAATTACACCAAAAGCTGAAGCACGTATGCAGAAGCAGTTGGATGCCGTGTTTGATGTGATGAATGCGGTCGCTGGCAAGTATGACAAGCTGGTTGAAGATGGTTATGCACCGCTGATGCGTTTTGGCCACTATGCGGTAGAGGTGCGCGATAAAGTATCGAATGACTTAGACTTGTTCGAGTTATACGAAACCAAAGGTCAGCAGCGTAAGGCTATCAAAGAGTTAAAAGAGCGCTACGATGAGAGCCAGTTTACCATCGGCACTGGCACGCTGAATCCAGAAGGATTTAAGCAGTTTAAGGATAAAGGCTTATCTCCTGAAACGGTGCAGCTATTTGCCGCTGAACTTGGCTTAGATGATGATGGCGCTTATCAAGCGTACTTAAAGATTGCGGTCAGTGATCGTAGTGCACTAAAACGCCTGATTCATCGTAAGAAAGTTCCTGGTTATAGTGAGGATATGCCACGCGTACTGTCATCATTCGTGATGAGTAATGCCCGCTACAGTGGGCGCAGCCTATACAACAATGAGATTGAACGCTCAATACAAAACATTGAGGACGGCAATTTGCAGAATGAGGCGCAGAAAGTCTTTGAGAATATGGAAAACCCGCAAGAGGAGTTCGCTCAGCAAAGAAGTCTTATGTTTCATTACTTTATGGGCTTCTCACCAGCGTTTTTATTCTTAAACTTAACGCAGCCATTTACCCAGACCATACCCAAACTGACTGCTTATGTAGGCGCTGGCAAGGGCCATGCTTATATGGCGCAAGCACTTGGTATCGTTAGTAAAAATATGGGCGCGTCTGCCATTAATATGGGTAAAAAAGCGACCGGACTGCCAACACCAAATTGGAAAGGTTTTGAAGATAGCCTGCCAGCGTGGGTAAAAAAAGAAGATTACTTACGCATGGCGCGAGAAGGGCATCTTGATCCGCAAAATATCTACATGATTAAAGGGCTTGAACGAGGTAAAGGCGGGGTGGCGAGTGGCGTGTGGGGTAATATTGAAGCCGCCGCTGGCTGGCCTGCCGAAGTATCGGAATCGATCAACCGCCGTAGCACTATGATTGCCGCTTTTAGGGTAGCGAAAGATATGGGCGCCGCTAAATTAAAAGCAAAGGGGTTTGATAGCGACTACGACTTTGCGGTATCAATCATCCAGCAGACGCAGGGCATCTATAACAAAGCGAACCGTTCAGGGCTGGCACGCGGTAACGGCAAGCTTGGTCAGTATGGCCCATTAATCCTCGTGTTTAAACAGTTCACGATTAACTATACTGAGCAGATGATACGCCACGGTCGAGACAAAGAAGTTAAAGCGCTGGCAGTAGCGATGATGTGGCAATTTGCCTTGGCTGGCATGTTGGGCTTACCGTTCGCTGATGACTTACGCGATCTGTTTGAAGGTATTGCTTATCGCGTGTTTGGTAAAGCATTTAACTTGCCTGATTATTTAGAAGGACTGCTAGGTAAGAGTAATGCCGACGCGCTGATGTATGGGATTGCCAGTGAGAAGGGTCGTATTGATATTCATGGTCGTTCAAGTCTGGGTAATGTTATTCCCGGTACTGATGTGATTAGACCAGGGCCTACCGACTGGGCTGAAATATTGGGTGCGTCGTCAGGGTTTTACGAGAGTTTCTTTTCAGCCGCGTCAATGGCCGCCGATGGGAAGTATAAAGACGCACTTATCACGGCGTCACCTCGTTATATTCGTGATGCGGCGTCAGGTGCTGAGATTGCATTGACTGGATCATACCGTAACACCAAAGGTGATAAGATCATGGACTTGGATAAAACCGATGCCGTGATTAAGTCGTTGGCCTTTAACCCTGCCAATAACGCAAGACCAGGGCGTGACCGTAGTAACGCTTATGATATGAAAAACATGCTGAAGGCTAAGACGGATTACTTTAGCAAACACTTAGCAGAGGCTATCTATCAAGATGACGATGCGCGTGTCGATGCACTGTATAACGAGATGGACGCATGGAATGAGCGTAACGCTGAGCACTTTAATGTTGATATCGACAAGATTGAAAAGTCAGCAGAGAAGCGCGTCGAGCGTAAAGACTTTGGCAGTGCTGAGCGCCAGAATATACAGGACAGCCTAGCATTAAGACAGGAGGAATTGGCTGGCACGTAACAGGGTAAACCTCATTATAACGCCATTTATTTGAATTGCTAAGCGGCATTGGTTTGGTTATAGTCGGTTAAACTAATAAAGTAGAGGTGAGTCGTGAAAGAGAATGTTGTCAAGTATGGTTTATATTCACTCAGCTCATTGATTGGCATCGCGCTACTCGTTAATGCTTACTATTCTTTTTTTGTCGAACATGCGGTTGGGATAGTGGGTTTTATAGCTACCGCTGCGGCTGGGGTCTTATGTATTCCATTCGTGTTTATAGCGGTCGCTAAGCATTCAAAGATGAAGAGAGAGGACGTGCTAAAAGTAGCGGTGGCGCTGTGGCTCATCGGGATTTTTGCACCCTTATTGGGTCTATGAGCATCGTCTTTATTGTTCAAACATTCTTTGCCTTGCTTGTTATAGGTATTGCTCTATGGGCTATGTTCTGCTTGTTAAAAGAATTACTTCTTCATAAAAAGACAATGGCCGGCTTAGCTATAGCTTCTATAGTTGGAGTCATTTTGTATAGTCAGCTATACAAAGCTAGCGATGCAGATGACAGCCCCCAAGCATATGAAGATAATCCTAGAGGATTGCTCTCATTTTTCAACAATGATAAGTCTGCAGACGAGGAAGAGGACGAAGATAACTGCTCAGAGTTACCTCAGTACTGCTATGAGATGACCAGCTGTAGTCAGGCTGAGAAAGCCTTTGAGTGCGGTAATTATGATTTGGATAGGGATGGGGACGGAGTACCATGCGAGAGCTTGTGCGGCAGCTATTAATCTTAACCATGGTGTTATCTTTGGCAGCTTAGCTGTTATGACTGACCGGCATCAGGGCTAACTGGTTGCGTCGTTAATCCTATTTTCAGATGAATAGAGGTTTGTACTTAGTTTTTCTTTGTTCTATCTGGAAACTCATTTTCTTTAATATAATCGACTGTTGATTGCTTCCACCATTTTAAGTGCTTATTAACCCTATCTGGTGGGTACTGGTCCATATAGTTATCGCGGAAGGTGCGTGGGTCCTTGAACCCTAGCTCATTTGCTGTTTCTCTCATGCTTAACCATTTAATCATTTCACTCTCTCGTTACTATAGACTTCTATTAATGCCATTAAGCTTATTGAAAATCAATGATAACTATCTAGCCTCATAATCAGTAGGCTTAATCTATTCGCTATTGGTAGTTGGAGTACACCCAATCCTATACTTGCCAGCAAGTGCTTCCCAATACTTATTGACGCATTCATGTAGTTAAGTGTATTGAGAGGTGCAGCGATAGGCTGGCGAGCTTGTCAAATACGCATCTAAGTCGCGCTTGTAGTAAACGACACACCTATAACTGGGCTTAAAAAATGCTATGCCATTGGTATCTTCGCAGCGCATTTTTTGCAGGGTTGCTGTCGATACACCCAAGTAGCTTGCTGCATATTCAGGCGTCAGCGGTGTGTCCGGTGGATTATTAATAACAAACTGCTTCATCTTCATTTTTTCGTCTTCAGTGACGTTCTTCCATAACTTCTTAGCCATTGGGCACTTCCTTGTTTTTACTTCAAATCTTATAGCTGGTTAGATTGGCTCTGGAATACTCTCTTTGTTAACTTGCGACTTTTTTGAACATCGTGAAAGCAAGCGTCATTTCTATATCTAAGATATAGTCAAAAATTCCTACTTAGACCTATTCAAATATTATATATAGCTACTGATAGGTTGCGTCAGCAATTTAACCCCATGAAAGAAAGTTGCAAGTTGATTTTAGTATCAGAAAATCACCACAATATATTTGATTACCATCAAAGATAAGGACATCCAACTTGTCGATTTACTGCTAAAGTATGATTTAACGAATCAAAAATGCACGACTAAAACGGCAAATAATCGCGCACGTGTAGTTGTTAGCAAAACAACCCCATGGAAGCACCGCGCAACCTGTTTTTTGTACTTGTTAAGTTTCGGTAATGTAACGCATAAATTAAGGCTAGATAGATGAAATGTATATTATGAAGCCCTTAGATTTATAGTAATACTTCTAAATAGATCATCAATCATTGATTAGGGTGTAAAGAAGTTAACACCCTATAATCTAAATACTTGATACTACTGATAATTCAAAAGTGATTCATCTGACATTATTATAAATAGCACTTGGGCGTATCATTTGCACACCTATCGCTACAGCTACAATATGATATTTACAGACAAGTCTTATTGAATCATCTCAAATTGAGAGAATTTAATTTTAGAGGTATGCTAAAAAACAGCATACCCAAGAAGACACTGAATACGGGGTTTACGACTTAATGTCGAATGCCTAAGTCATAATAGCATCGCCACCAACGGTGGGCGTTCTTAAGAAAGCAATCATAGGGATATCAGCACTTAGTCTCATTGAATTACCGCCAACGGCTCAAATTTCTACATCCACAAAACCAGCATGCCTGATAAGGCACGGACTACGGGGTTTACACCTCAATGGTGAATACCCAAGGTGGCAGACCGATTTAATAAAACTTAGTGGATATAATATCTAGACTTGGGGTTGTACTTCACCGCTGCACCTGAAGCTTACTACCTCAGCAAGCTTTAGGTACAGGACCTCATAAAACCCTATATCGATAACACTGAGCATATTACAAACAATCTGAATAAGGAATTAAAATTGTGACAGGTGCTTACTATACAACAGCGGATATTAAAACCATTTTTGGTTGGAAGTCTGACGATACCATCACCCAGCGTCGAAAGTCTGGCTTTTTACCTGAGCCTGATATTTATGGTCGGCCAAATAAATGGCTTAAGGTCAAAATTGACGCTATTGTTGGTATTGATACAAATACAAAAGCGATAGCCGAGCTAACACAGTAATTATGAAAATATCCAAACGTGACATAGTGTCAAACGCACTATTGAAACACAGACAAATGACCGTGCTATAGGACTTCTACAGATTGTGGATGTCATGCTATTCCATTAGAGAACATCTTAAACAAGGCGAATAACAAGAATGTTTTTTGCACTTATAGTAAATCCCCTCAACTTTGCTTATATCTATCCCCGCAATAAGGGTTCTAAGATTCCATAAAAAAGGTTGTGACGATGTACATTAGGCAGACCTCAACAAACGCCGTTATTGAATTACCACCAACGGTGGAAATTAACTTTTATACGCATGCTGAAAAACAACTTAGCAGAGAAGGTATGGATTACGGGCTTTACAACCCCGGGTTGAATACTCAAAGCGGCAGCCAATTACTCATTCATTATCGTGTTATCGCCCTTGATTGTAGAAAACTTACCACTTCCCAAAATTGGGGAGGTATCTTTACACAGCCAACGCAATTTTTCGTTAGCAATAAAATCAATTGTTTATGACTTCTTTAAGGTGTGGAGGCCCATGCTCACTTTTGAGCATGGCTATTAAAAACCTATTAGTCAATATCAACATGCCAGCGGATTTTTGCGTCAGCTCGAGTATTGAATGAATAGATCTAATCACCATTGATGATTGGGGGCTACAGGGTGTCCTAGAATTTAGGACACTCATATTCATAATTACCATATTCGCCACTGGCAGTTATGCTATGAATAAGGCTGGCAAGGTCTGCTCTAATTTGGGCGCATCGCTGATGATTAAAATCATAGAGGTGTCGTAGATATTACGACGCCTATCTATAAGCAAACGTCCGCCCCATTGGTGTCAGCTTATTTAGCACCTTTATTGATAGGGTGTGCTAAAAATCAGCATACCCTTAACAATCCAGAATGTGAAATTCTGAATGAGTCGCTCTAACCGTCACTGGCGGTTGTAATCCAACTCCCGTCAATGGTGGAAGTTTATAAAAATCAGTCGCTTAGGACAGCTATGATTCAGAAGACGTTCCACCAACGGTAGTAGCGTAATGCATAGGTAAATAAATAGGTCCAGTTTTGGGCTCATCTTGATTAGGCCCACTCCCCACTGAGGGTTGGATAATTACGATGGGTTATTTCCATTGCCCAACTTTGGGCAGTGTGCTTATCCACCCTCAAATTGAGGTTGGATGTATAGCAAGGGTTACATTTGAAATGCTACCCTCCCCAAGTTTGGGGAAGGAGATAGGGTTCATCGTGATGATGAACGGTCTTAAACTTCACTCAGAGTGAGGATGTAGAAAAATACAAAGGCGTGCCCAAAGTTGGGCAAGGCTGGCAAGTTTATATCACTGTCCAATTTTGGATAGTAGGGTTCGACATGATGTCGAGCGCCTTGTTTACAATTAGAGATCTAAATTGGCCAATAAAAAACCCGCTCAATGGCGGGTCGGGTGATAGGGTGGGTAGTAAAAAATCTATCCCTAATTAAGCATAACCTATAAATTCTAAATATATCTGCAAGTAACGCTTACTAAATAATTTATAAGGTAGATCGTTGATAGTTATCCTAGAGTTTCTATTTATTTCTATCAAGCCACCTTTAAACTCCTCATTAGTCAGGCGAGCTTTTATTGATTTTACTGTATAATCTTTACCTTCCAATAAGTAGTTTTTTATACTTTCTCTAGCATCTTTATCACTGACTATAGTTAATTGACCAAGGGCATAGTTGTTAATATTAATGTTTTCTATAACTATTTTTTCAATATGCATACTGCCGAACTCTATTTCCAATACAGACAAAAAGCTAAAAATATCAATATCTATTTCTGCTATGGAAAAACCTATACCTATTTCTTGAATTATTTTGTTTATAAATGGTAAAAGGGTTCTAGGCTTAGAATATATTTCTAACAAATTAACATTATTTAATATAAATCTAAATTCAATAGTAAAGTATTCTATACCTGAGATAGTGCTGATCTCACCTCTAGGGCTTTCAACCTTTTTTATAAATTTTTTAGTCTTAACAAATGAACCGATTATTTCAGAACGTGTGGATTTTTTTATAATAAAGCCTTCACCTACTTCTTCAGAGAAAGGATTGTCTAAAAATGTTTTTGATAAGCTCTCTGCATCTATAGGTAGCTTTACTTTAAACCATCTTATTGTTTTCATTAGTCATCTCGACAGTAACATCTAGCTCGCCATATTCAGATAATATAGACTCATATGAAATCTTGGCAGCTAGCTCTATTTTTGGCAACATAACTGAATTCTCGATATCTGAAGGGGAAGATCCACTAGATAAAAAATCACCATTATCCTTTCTTTTATAAACTCTTTGTAATGAGTATATAAAATCAGAACAATCTTCTATATTTTTGAATTCAGCATATAAGTCGATTTTGTCTCCACTATGCAGGTCTGATTCAATCGTCCATTCAATTTTGGTCACATAGAAACCTGATTCAACTAGTCTCAAGAATTCTTCTGAGGAGTTAACAGAGCCACCATTTAGGACAGCTTTTCTAATGTAACCTAGTTTAGTATCAGCATCTTCATCGCTTACCATAGACCGACTTTCTTTACTAACAGCCACCATTTTAACATTAGTTAGTCTATAACCCTTTATGCTTTTTATTAGGTTAGAGAAAAACTCAGTTCGAGCTACTGGGCTAGCTAAGGCGGAAAATGAAATGTTGAACTCATTATATTCATCAGCATGTTTTTCTTTAACACGTTCTTTTATTTTAGATACTATATTAGTTGCCTGTTCATCATTGTTTGAACGTACTAAGACTGTGCCATCCGAGTTTTTTTCAATTTCTATTTCTACCATTCTTGGTGTATTTTGTGATAAGACATTTTTAGAGTAATCTGGCTTTGTATAAGATTGCGTTATCTTAATATTATCTCCATGCTTCTGAATTATAAGTCCATCTTCTTGCTTTTTAATAGAATCACATATTTTCTTTAATTCAGAATAATCATAGTCAACATCTAAACCAACAGAAGCGAACTTCTTATTTGATTTAGTATCATTGTTCGCATCTACTATGAATTTTTGATCAAAAAATCCTGTAAAAAACGGTGAGATATATTCAGCAATTCCAGTTTTATCTTCATCCTCTGAAAGTAACAGACCTCTATTTTTTAGATGATTGAGTAGTATTTTCTTACTTGGAGTTTTTTGTACAAGCGCATCATAAACATCTTTGTCATCTTTAAAAAATAAGCTTTTTTTGATTCTATTCATCTTGCATACCTTCATTCAAAGGATTGTAAGTATGTTGTATTCTACTTATCAACCTTGCAGTAAGATTCTTGAAGTTACTATCCTCTAGGCTTAAACCCCAAGCTTTTGCATATTGTCTCTTTGCACTCTCAAAGTGAATTAATATATTGCTGCATTCTGTATTATATAGCACTACTTCTATACTGTTTTTTGTATCTAAAATCTGATAGTTTGATAAAATATCAATAAGATAAATGAATTCATCTACTGTATCGCCACTCTCTTTGTAATATATAACGTATTGTTTTTTACAGGTTTCTTTAAACTCAACTATTAAATAAGGTGAGAGAATTGCTTCTGTAGTTGCAGCATAATTATCTAATGAGTGCTTTTTATTCATTACCAGTTGAGGATAAAAGAAATTATAAGAATTAGGGCCCAACTGCTCGTTATCCTGTACTACAAGTCTTAAGTCATTAACTAAGTTTATTAAGTAGTTTATAGTTTCTGGACCAAAGACAGCTATAACTTGACCCTCTTGAATACCCAGTGTTTCTAAGCGAATACCTTGCAATATCTTTAGAAAATCTTTTGAATAATGATTATCATAATTGAATGTAAATAAAAGTCCTGATACTTCAAAATCATCGTTGGGATCGGTAAATTTCTCCTGCCAATCTGGGCTAATCAAGGCGCATTCGATAGACCTAGCTAAACTTTTCAAAGAATTTCTAACTGAAGACTCGGTAATACTTGTAGATTTATAACTTTTTAAGTCTGTATTTATATAAATAGTTTTCCCAGAGTAAGGATGTGTATAGTAGAAAACAATATCTGTAGGATGTTTTTTAAATTTGTGTGTTTGATGCTTTTCAACATTTACGCACTCCCAGTCAACATCAGTCAATGGCTTGCTACTCCATTTCAGCCATTTGAAGATATCATCTGAAACTCTATTTGCTAGTTTTGATGTGTTTGCTGTTTCTCCCATTTTCTGCTCCTATAGTGAGAAATGATCTTAAATTTATAGTCATGATGTATTTTCTATTATTTCAATCAAAAACATAGCTATCTAGATATTAAAATTAATCATCCTTAAATAAGCTCTGCACCAACTCCAATCTATTGCTTGATAGTACACGCCTTCAGTCCAACCTCTATAGCCTCACTCAAATCAGCACCTTTCTTAATACTATAAGGCACGTTTGGCGTCAGACCTGTTTTCTTCAGAGCTTTAGCAGCAGATTTATTAAGTGGTGTCCCAATAGACGAATCCTCACTATAGCCGACAGGTTCAAAATACACTTCAATACCAAAATCTGGATAATAAATACAATATATCTCACCTGATGTCGTAAAAGGGTAGGGCGTATCATGATCCGCTCCCCAAAAAGCTTCATGAACCGTAACATCACCAGAAACAAATTGACGAGCGTAAATTTCATTTTGAGAAGGAGTGCATGCAGCTGCTGATAGAGCCGCTAGGCTAATTAACCACCTGGACAAATCGATTCGCATGGCACTCCGTCCTTATCTCTGTCCAGTCTAGTGTTACCACACTCAAGAGCCAGCTTGGCTTGCTCACAGCTAGCCATCTGCCCACAAGTACGCGGTAGACTCTTGCACTGCGAACCACCAGAGCCTTTAGCAAATAGAGGATGGTCAACCTCTACAGGCTGTTTTAGAACAGTATTGCCCTGGAATGGGTTATCTATCGTAGTGATTCCAGCATTGGATGATATTGCAAAGATAGACAGTGCTGCAGCTAATATTAGCTTTTTCATGGGTGAAGTCCTTTTCTGGTTTGACTAGTTAATTCTTTTGGGTGAAAAAGCATCTATTAATTTGTTTGCGGTACCAGCTTCTATGTGACCTTGTTTTTGTTTAGAGAGCATATATTTTGGAAATTTTTCAGGTAAATAAATGCCTTCTAGCCATATTCTAAAATCTGAAAGAGCGCTCAAAGGATAAGCTTTGACGCTCTGAGGATTTGAAACAGATTGAGGATAACTCTCTGGATAAAAATGCAGATAATTAGTAGGCTCACCGTGATCAAGAGCTAGTTCTTGCTTTTTCCAGTAGGTTGCCCAGTGAGAACCAATAGAAATATCCGGAACTGTCTTATCGTCAACTAAGACACCACTTTATATAAGTGTAACCATCAATGGAGCTGCTTCTTTAAATACGCTGAAGTAATTTTGTGGTACGGAATTGTTTACTAAGGAAGCTCTATCAATGTAAAACTGCCACTGACTGAGAGCTTTTTGCAAAGGATTTTCACCTTGCATCCACTCTCTAATAAATTTATTAACCTGAACAGCAAACTTAGGTGAGCACCATTGTGCAAGGTGAATAGCTACGTCAGGATGAACCCAAGTACCTTGTAAATGAGGCTCACCCCCTTTAATCACTTGTACTAAGTCCGATATGGGAATTCCCATATCGTCGGATAGTGCACTCAAAAACTCTTGTGCTTGTTTACTTCTGTTATAGTCAGCAAATAATCTTCCTACGGCTTTGCACATGGCGGTAGCATTTACATACCCATCTCCAGCACGTTGATAAATTATCTGTTGATCTACCTCATGAGAAATCAAAGCTAAGTTGTACTGACTCATAAACACTCCATTGTATTGGTTATAGCTTAATAACTCACATGTTAACTGCTGTTAGCAAATATCTAAATATTAGTTAACTTTAACCGATTGGTTATTACTGAGCAACTATATAAATACCTATCCTTCTAAGGTTATGTACATATGAGAGAACGAAAGCGAGCAATATAAGCTACCACTAGCCAGCATCGATACAGTAATCCTTTGGTTTAAGAGTCTAATAAGGTATTAAGCAGGCGTCACTACACCATTATCGATGGTCAAATCATTAAAATTTTGAGCAAATGGTGGTCAAATTGGTGGTCAATTCAATATATTAAAATATCAAACCTATATAAATCAATGATTTACAAGCAAAAAAAGAGCCCACAGAGGAGGTACTGTGGGCTGAGGAAAACGGGTCATGTATTAGCTACAC